ACAGACTGGGCATCGTGCCGATGGTCTCGAAAACGCACCCGGTAAGCGTTTCATCCCTGGGCAGACCTTGCCACAGGACCCCACCCGTAACAAGGGTGACATCCACGATAGTCAGTTTATGCATGTGAACAACCCATCACCTGGTATCGCGAGCTTTTACGGTGGTTACACGGTGGCACCAGCGGCTCGTATGGGTAACGAAGGAGCTAATGGTCAGGCTGGATACAGTGTCGAACAACAATTTGCTTTCGGTCTCCGTCCCGATGAACGTCGTGCCAAGCCTAACCGCATGGGTAACCCAGGCCGCATGAATGTACGTGAGAAACCCACAAACCAACATGGTGCCCTCACGACGATCCGCCACGATACGTCCCGCACCGATGGTCGCACCAATGGTGCGAATGGTGGATGGATGCAGCACTATAAGAAGAACCAGTATACGGAACTCAATCCTTACAAGGGTACCCTCAACCCTCATGCCGCGGGTAACCGCCTAGACTTAGCGAAAAACCAACTTGCGAACAATCCCTTCAGCAAGTCCATTAATTAAATAGAAACACCCATTAAAATTATATACGCAAATTTTAATGGAGGTCCATACCTTAGAAATTGATAGTAGTGAACGTGACTATTCGAAATACCCAGACCCGCACGACTATGTCATAGATTTGAAGAATGAAATTTATGATATTCAGAAGATTACCCTCTTATCCGCTCGTATTCCCAACAGTCAGACACTGATTCATGCTCATAATAATACGTTTAGTGTTGATAACACTACCATCAGTTTACCCAATCGCTCCTTCGCAAATGGTGATGACTTGGCATCTAATATTGCTGATCACGTCACCAATATCGACGTCACGTATGATTCCAATACGAATGCACTGACCTGGTTGAATAATGCAGGCACCGATAAGATACTTAAATTTGGGGACGGGACAAATGCTCGGTACGCATCGGGTACAGATGATACACTTTCCAATCTGATCACGTCGCATGATACGACACCTCATCAGATTTTTGGACTCCCCCCACAGAATATAACGATACCAGCTAGTGGTACATACACTGATGGGAGTATCAATCTCAAAGGACCTAACGCATTACTCTTACGATTGGGTGTAGGATCGGAGACCTTCAACAAGGATGTGTATGTACGTGAACCCTTTTACACCGGACAACTTCTATTAAATGGCGACTACGTCAACTACACGTCTACAGACGACCCAGTGGAGCATACATTCTTTTCGGGATCACATAAGATTTTGAAACAGTTACATGTTAACTTTTTTACGATGAGTCAGGGTCGACTCATTCCATACGATTTTAGAAATCAAGAACACATTTTGAAATTTAAAATTGAATGTAACACTGGAAAATTTAAAGCCATAGCGAAGCATACAGCTCCCGAAGTTGGGGTTTTACCACCGCCTATAAGCATCCCCGACTTTGAGGATCCGTATAGATGGAATCAACAATATGTAATGATTTCAGTCATACTTTTTTTTGGTGTATTCATCCTATTCATCACACGTAAGAGAACTTAACGAGTGACCGCGTACACAGTGGCGGAAGGCTTCTTCACCGAAGGGGAGAAGCGGGAGATCACGAGGTACACAACGACAGACAAAAGAGTCGTGAAGAGGGCGGTGAGACCATAATGGAGACCACCGTTCTTCTGGACACGGACGATCTGGTTGATAGCCCACCTAACAAGGTCGAGCCACGAGATGGCAGCCGCGAACGAGAAACCCGCGACGACGGAGTTCAAGGATTGAGCCTGAAGCTCTTGGGACAGAACCTGGACAGTTTCGAGAGCGGTGTTAGACATTTTATTATATAAGTAGAAAATTATTCCGGTAACAATTCGACTTCTATTAATATTTTTTTATATTTTTGATTGGAATAGCCCTTAGTCACCTGACACTTTTCGTCTGAGTCGGAATCGGAGTCCGAAGACGAATCTTCATCGATTATCTTAAATTCATTGCTCGTCCATCCCACTGGGTCCATTACTATTAACAGCATTTTTTAACATCTCTTCTACCGGGCTTTGAGGAACCCATGTATCCCATTGGTCGTAGGCTTCGTTCACATGGATGAATTTTATGTCGGTTCCTGAATATCTTTCGAATATGGGGCAGTCTTCTGTGTCCACCTCTATAATGTCTTCGTCTGAACAATCCGAGTCTATCCTGTCGAAAATCTCTGGAAACATAGGACCTATAGTGAGTCCAACAGTATGCATGACACAGTATTTCATCGCATAATCCATATCTTCTGAGAGGAGTGTATCTCTTCCACATGCCTTAGAATATTCGGTTGCGAGTAAAGTACTTTTTTCTAGCACGGGTATCATGATATTCGTCATCATTTCGATGTACCCTTCTGTGTCCATTATATATTGAATATACTATGCATCATACCTTTATGTAATCTAAGTACGTTATAACTTAAAGCATACACATTGAGTGTTCTGTCGTGTGTTGTATTTTCGGTGAGATGCGTCGTAATGAGTTGATTGTTTATGAGACTGAAATTGACTTGACCGGTTGGGTAATTCTGTTCTGGTTCACATGCGAAACTATAACTATAGAAACGTCTAATCAACGGTGTCTTAGAATGGTGTATAGCTGGTTGAATGGCTTTGAGAAAAATAAAATTTCCCGTATCTTTGTCTAGTATTGGTGTATCGTTTAAGGTTAATTCTAAACTTTTCAAGTTTTCGTAGAATATTAATCTATTTTCACTCACGAGTTTATCATTATCGTAATCAAACGGTGATACAAAATCGTCATATCCTCTAAGATTGACACGTTTTATGATAAAGTATAACTCCTTCACGGGATTGACGAATCGTGTCCTAATGGTATGAGATTCAATGGCTTTAGGTAATGTATATACACCTTGTTGAATCTGTGTAATGACATAATCTCTTCTTCTACTTTTTATAAATGATCGTTCATATTCATCTAGAAATGCCATCTCCAAGCACACTTTACAACTTTTAATTTGTTTGGGATACAACGAAGAAAATTCTTGATCGACGTTGATCACTATAACCTGATTTTGATATACAAGATTCTTTACTCGTACAGATCTACTTGGAAAATTCACATTTTGATCAAAAAGTGAAATGAAATGTTCTTGGTTTAGTGATACATGACCAATACCGCTCGTATCTAATGTACTGTTATCATTTTCCTGTTTGATACGCTTCCATGTGAAATCTGTGTATGTGTAAATATAAATGAGTGTACGTTTGGAATTAAAACTTCGACCGGACACAAAAGCACTGCTTACATACGATAACGTGTTCCCATCATCACTCATGTTAAATTTTTTAAATGTTTCCAAACCAACAAATAATGAAGATTTAAAGTTCCAACCAAAACCGTCATACGAATAAATATAGGTAAATCCTAATTCTACAAATGCTGCGATGGTCCCGTCCTTTGATAAAGAGAAATCTAAAATATTCGACAATGATTTTATAGGTAAACTTGGTATTATACTTCCATTATTAATAGTAAATATTTTCACTACTTCATTACTACTATCATATTTTATATATCGGTTGTTATCCTTGGAAACACTACGTATAGGATGTGTGAAACCCGATGTATCAGTGATTGAGATATTTAAGTCTGCCCCATTATTGGTCGAATAAAAACTGATAGTATCATCATTTATTATTGTCATTGTATTTTCGTCATCAGAAAATTGTATATAATCACCCTCGATATAATTGTAAGTGTTTAATGTACCACTATTGACATAATATATATTATTATAAGTTCCACCCGCTACTGTATATACCATAATTCGATGAGTAGTTCGATCAATGACAGCGAAATACTTACCATTCTTAGAAATGACGACCTGGTCTAGTTTGGTAAGACCTGATGGACTAAGAGAAAAATTACCAGCATTGGTATCTTTTTGAAAAATTTGTTGGAATTCACGGAGAACTGATGATCGTGTATATACACGTAAATTATCTGTTGAACCCGTGGCCACTTGACCAGTCGCTATTTCTATATAGGTTAAACTATCATCAGAAATACATAAATCCACAATTGGTTGAATAGAATAAATCGTGAACCCATTTTGTTGGACATCGTTATCATATTCTGTATTTTCATTGAATAATGGGACAAGTCGTGTATCTGTACCCTGTGCTTGGTATCCAACACCGTACACATTACTCCCGATATCCGTAATACTTTCTATACTTCGTACGACGATATCATCATAATTTTCAACGGAACGAGTTACTTCTCC